CGTGGTCGCCCGGCAGGAATCCTATATCACGAGTTGGTATTAGTGACCTCACAATACAAACTCTATGGTATGGTGTTTTCAAATCTAACACATCTTGTAATGCGAGATATAATGATAAGAAAGTTTTACCAGTTCCAGCCGCACCATATTGAAAAAGATTTTTACCATCTTTATACGCCTTCACAGCAATCTTTTGATTATCTGTAATTGGTTTGATTTTGATTAGATGTTCTTCAGTTATTTCTTTGTTCTTTTTAGTTGCCATAATCTATCCCATAGTGAAAAGGGTTCTCGAAAGAACCCCTTTTGATACATTAGTTGATTGACTTCATCAGCTTGCACATCTTTTTATATGGTATATTTCCAGATGGTGCTGAAGTATCTAACTAGCATCACTATTATTTATATTTTGTTTTTCCTATGTTTATTAACTATTTCTCTTGATTTCTTTCTTGAAACTTTTTCATTATTACCATATCTGTCGGCAAGTGGTGAGGTTGGATGTTTCTCTGCAATCTTTTGAAAAACTTCTTTCATACCAGTATCAATTTTACTATCAGTTTCTCCAACACCACCAACAATCGCTGGCGCAACTGGCACTAAACTCATATGTTTATTATCCTTCAAGTATTTTTCCATTTCTGAAATCATCATCCATTCTTCTTTAACTTCACCTGTGTTATCATCTAAAAATAAATATGTTGGCATTACATCGCTTCCTTATACCATTCTGGTATTTGAGTTTTGTTCCATGTCGCAAAACTTCTTTTGTAATATATATAATAATTTCTATACGCCTGAATACTATTACCATTCACCTTTACATCTTCTGGCATCGCTTGTGGTGGTTCTGTTAATATACCATCTGTCATATTCTTGGGTGTAAATCTTAGAAAAGATTTTAATTGTGTTAAACTCGAATGTTCTTTACCACTATATCTTTTCTTAAATTCATCGCCTAAATGAATCCACATTGTATATAACCAATTATAGTTTCTTTTAGATTCTCTTACCCATTGACCACAAGGATGATTGATATGACTTGCGAGATATAAAGTATCATCAAAAATTTTATTAGATAGTTTGTATCTTTTCGCCTTTCTACCAGTTTTAGTTTTACCATAATATTCAGTACCATCAAGTACTCTATGTGCGGTACTTAACAACTGAGCATACTCAATACACATCTTCGAAGCATGTTTATCTAAATGCATCTCAGCACAAATCTTTGGGTTTTCATGTAAATAAAATATATTCATAATTCTTAAATAGTATAACTCATTCTATATTAGTTGTCAAGGGGTTAATAATATTACCATTCTCATCATACTTCTTTTCATATCTTTTGAGTATTTTAACAAGTGTAGACATATCTTTTTCCTGTGTCCATTCCTCTTTTCCCCACTTATAGTGTTCGCACATTCTGATGAACATTCCTAATTCTCTACCATGTGATTCAACTTCCCAAGGCAGTTCATAATAATGTTTCTTTCTTGTATCTATTGTATTACCTCTCCATCTGTATAAATGAGGTTTTCTGACATACTCGTACATTTCACCAGTCGCCCATTGTTTTAAGTGTACCATTTCGTGTGCGAGTGCCAGTAGTTTTTGTCTAAGTGTAAGTTTATCATCAATGTGAATTATAAAGTTTTTAGGTCGTGGAGTTTCTATATCTTCATTCCAAATACATTCTGCGTCAACCTTTTCTGTTGTCGCAAGTCCTCTTTTAAGGTGAATGTATATTTTTAATTTTTCTCTGGTTCTTTTTTGAAGCAAATGTTTTAGATACCATTCACTGGCAAGTCTAATTTTTTCTCTAATACGATTGTCACAACCAGTGATTCTAATCATGTGATTATTTATTAGGCATTTGGTTGAGGATTTATGTGTTTATAGACCAGTTCGGCGAGTTGTTTGAAGTATGTTTCATCTGTTAACTGAATATTTCTATCTGCTGTGAAATGTGCGTCATGATATGCGGCCACAGCAATTTTTAATTTATTCAGATTTGGATTTTTAAGTACTACTTCAAAAGAATTTACATAATCATATATCTCTTGAAAAGATAAATGTTCTAATGTTTTCATATACCCATCACCAATATTGTTAATAAAATTAGTCCTATTAACATATAATAAAACATTCCTGTTTTAAGTGCTGGTAGTCCACTTTTCATATTCTGGTCGTATTTTTTTAAGTATTCTTCTTTTGAACTTTGTTTTTGTCTTTTCATAATATAACCTCTCAAATATAAAAGTTTAGAGGGGGTACTGTAGACCCCCACTATCGATAGTGTCAGTTTATAATGCGTAAACTGAAGCGAGTCCTGCTTTTACAATATCAGCACTTGGAGTACCTATTCTATAATAAGTTCCATCTGCTTTTTTGTTTGCGTAAACACAAAACCCTCTTTTTCTAAAACCATCTACGACAGTTCTAGGTGATTTGAATCCATAAGTTTTTTGAACGGCTGTCCAAGAAACAGATTCTCCTCTTAGAAGTGCATTCAAGAATTTTTGTGTTCTTGTAATAGCTTTTCTTCCCATAATGTAATCTCCTGCGACTTCAATATATTTTGTTTTATACTAAACTAATGTTTTGTCGCTTAAACATTCAGCCTAGTTTAATTATTTTATTAACATAAAGTTGTCATCCCATCTGAACGCCTCTTTGGCGACATTGACTGACATACCTTTATAAATCTTAGCAAGATTCCTGTCCTTACAAGCAAGTATCAATTCTGCTTCTCCAACACTTAATCCTTCAAGTAATTGAATGAATAATGTTTCCCTACGATTCTGATTTAAGTCTGGTTTCGCAGGTACACCATTTAAAGAAATGTAATTATCAAGAGTTCTATATTCTCTTGATAGTCTTGTATGTTCTGTTCCATCTGGGGCGTCATTTGCAATAAATGGTGGTTTACCTTTTGGTAATAACCATTTAACCGCTGGGTCGAGTCCAGAACGAAGTACCCATCTTAATGCGTCACTATTGTGTTGTGATAGGACACGAACCTTATCTGATTTTGTTTTTACCTTATGTACCATGTCTAATATTTCATGAAACAATGGGGTATATGTTTGTTCTTGTGCCATTTTTAAAAATCTCCTAAATTATCAACAAGTTCCTTTAATTTATTATTTATAAAATAATTTATAAGGTTTGTTCTATCACCTTTTGGTGTAGTATTATTCCATTTGTTCATAATATCTTCTTTAATTATAACAGGTATTTTAGAAAAGTCAACTAAAGTTTCATTTCTTTGATAATTTCTTTTCACTTCTTCATTAGGCGCCACATCTAAAAAGTCATGTTCTAACCATGTTTGAAGTTTTTTCTTAGTCAATGGTTTTTGTCTAAATCCATTCTCAAAGGTATCATCTTTAGATAATACATTTGGAATACCATCTCCCCTATCACCCTTTAATATATGTTCTTTTAGATAAAGAGCGGGGTCAATACCATTTAAAAACTTCTTTGTAGATGGGCTCCATTGTTTTACTTTTTCATATTTTTGTAATTGAATGAAGTCTTTATCTCCCGATACAATCATAATATTTTCTGAATCATTAAACTTTTCACAAAGTGTTGCGATAATATCATCTGCCTCTGCGCCAGTTACTTCTAACACTTTATAAGGAAAATTCTCTATCAGTTCTTCTTTGATTTGATTCAATGCATTGAAAATACTGTTCCAATCGAAACCACTTGATTCTCTACTCTTTTTCCTATGTTGTTTGTATTGAGGAAAAAACTTTTTTCTCCAGTAGTTTCTACTATCATAACAAAGTACAAGTTCTCCATTTTCTTCAGAAAACTTTGAACGATATGAACGAAGTGAATTAAGTATAATATGTCTTACTAAATCTATACTTACTTCTTTATCTTTACTATTTCCAATTTGTATCATTAGTGAAGATAAACTCACTTGATTCATATCAACTAAAATCATATATAAAATATACCATAAAACTTAACAATGTCAAGTTTTACTTCTTTGCACCTTTTG